GTAATCAGCTTTAATGCAAAAGTTCTTTCTAAAATTACAAGACGTTGTGATTTTTCTATTGGGGAGGGGATTTTTATAGTGCCAGAGCGGGTCAGGGTGGCATTTATTTCTTTACCATCCAAGAGGATAAAAACATCCTTAATGTTATTAACTGGGAATGGGACGACATATTCATTACCGCCATTTCCAGACCAGACGCTCATTGGTATCGTTTTTTCTTCTATCATAACATTGATTTTATTTCAAGCATTTATTAATATAAATATAACACAACTTTTTATGAGTTTACAGGAATGTCTTTTTTTAGTGACCTATTTGAAGGAATTTTCGGTGGTTTATTTGGCAGCAGCAGGCAGCAAGAAAAACTGTTTTTATTACCACCTCAGCCACAAGTAGAAGAGCCACCAGAAATAAAGATTGGTGCGGAAGATGATTGGATGCTAGGAGGACGGGGAAAGAGCCAGTTATTAAAGCCTTTAAAAAAACCTACGCTAAAATTATTTGAACCAAATGCAAAAAAAACGACGAGTGGCATAAAATAAATGAAAAATGAATATGAGACATATGGTGTTGGTGAAGATAAAGAGCAGCAGCTACTAAGTGAGCGTTACAGTGATTTATCGGGCGACCGCTCAGACTTTCTTGAATGGGCTGAACAATGCGCCAGATTAACCATTCCAACAGCGTTATCTCAGGACTCTAATCGTGTTCAAGGTTCACTTTATATTAACTTCAAATGCTACCAAGGTATAGGCGCACGTGGCACACTCAATCTAGGTTCAAAATTAGCAGTTGCCTTATTCCCAATAGCGCAGCCGTTTTTTAAGCTACAGTCTGAATTGGAAGATGAATTAATAGAAAGCATTCGTATTGAGCTGTCAGAGCTATTTCAAAGAGAACTTAGTAAAAAAGAAGCAATATCAACATACGATGGCATTGTTAATCAGCTTACTTTAAAGATTTTTAGAAACTTTGAGTCCACAAATTTCAGGTCAATATTAAATGAAATAATATTGCAGCTATTGATAGCAGGGAATGTGCTGTTATTCTACAACTCAGAAACCAATAAGTTCAAATATTACAAATTAACAGAGTATGTTGTCAGAAGGGATAGATACGGCAATGTACTTGAAATTATCATAGAAGAAGAAGTTTTTTATAATGAATTGACAGACGAAATAAAAAACGTATGCTTTGATGACAAAAGCGATTATGATGTAGAAGACGACACGCCTTATAGCCTATATACAGGGCTAACAAGAAGAAGCGCAAAAGATAATTTTGAATTTTCGCAAGAAATTAACGAAATAATAATCCCAAGCTCCACAAAAACCATTTCAAAGGAAGATTCACCTTTTCTTGCAGTGAAGGCAGACGCAGATACAGCAAACTATTCATCAAGCTTCATTTACAAATACGCGCTTACGGATTTGATTTATTTGGATGAATTACAGCGTGCATTCCTTCAAATCGCAGCAGCAATGAGTACATACAAGATACTCGTCAAAGAGGGTAGTTCTAGCCAAAAATCTGTACCAGATATAGAGAAAAAGCCAAATGGTGAGATTTTAATAGGCGATGCAAATGATTTTTCATTCCTTCAACTACCAGTATTACCAAATGCACAATTTATTCAAGGTCAAATTACCCAAAAAACACTAGAATTAGAAAGAATATTTCTAATGAATTCTGGCATGCAACGTGACGCTGAAAGGGTTACAGCTTATGAACTCCAAAGGATGTCACAAGACCTAGATACAACACTTGCTGGATTGTACAGTTATTTAGGAGTAGCACTACAAGAGCCTATTAGTGCTATTATCATGAATAATAGTAATACTAGTGATATTGCTAAATATGGATTCAAACCAACAATTATTGCAGGTGTAGGCGCATTAGGTAGAACAATTGAGGCAACGTCACTACAAGCATTTATGAGTCAGATACCACCTGAAATGATGAATTACATTAACCAAACTGGCTACCTAAATGAACTCGCAAAACTAAATAGCATTGATACGGAACGATTATTGAAAACACAGCAAGAAGTTGCACAAGAACAGGAACAAGCTTTAAGAAACCAAGCTGCATTAGCAGCCACACCAAGAATAGCAGATAAAGGAATGCAAAATGAGTGAAGATAGAGAAACAGAAGTAGAAGATGGTGTTTATGAAGAAGAAGTTGTCACAGAAAATGATAACGATGAAGTTCATGCTGAGGCTGATGACGTTGAACAGCAAGACAATACCGCAGAAACAGAGGTAGAGTTAGTAACTCGTGCTAAAGATGAATTTTTCCAAACTGGCAAGATTTCAGATAAGTTACAGCAACAACTAATTAAACGCGGTGCAACACAAGAAGAAATTAATACTGCTGTTGATACATGGCGCAAGCAATCAGTAAGCTCAGATAATATTGAATTTGACAATGATTTCAATCGAGAACAACTTGAAAAAGCCCTTGCATGGGCGGAAGGTACAAAAACAGCACTTGAAAAAAGAGCTATTCACCAAGAACTGAACGGAAACAAAGAGGCAGCAACACGTTCTGCAAAACAGTTATATGCGGACTATATTTTAAATACTATGGGTTACAAATACAAACACACTGGGAAAGCTGCTTTGCCTATTGAAGCAGGCGCACCCACTGTCAGAAGAAGCAACCGATTAAAGCCAATTGAGGGCTGGAACAACCCTGAAAGTACCATAGAGTATCTACAAAATTTTGCACCACAAGTCGGAGTTAGGCTTGACCATACAGATTTAAAAGATGAACTTGAACAATCACGTCACAAAATAAGACGTGATGCTAAATACAGAAATGAAGTGCTAAAAAGTCTAGCCGATACTGCGATTATGCAGGCAAAAAACCCTCAAATCTGGAGAGAACAGGCGATGGACAATAGACAAGCGCAAGACTACACAAGAGCTTTAGTAACAGCTATGACAGGTAACCCTAACGCCCAAACCAATGTATTGTAAAAGGAATTAAAAAATGAGTAACTTAGTTATTATCAACCGTATGCAAGAAATGCTTGCGGGTGATAAATTTGAAAACGCCTTAGAACATTTCGCAATGGGCATAAACAACTTATACCTTTTGCAAAATTCAAAACTCCACGCATACCAAACTCGTTCAGTTCCGTATATGAATGGTAGAACCAGAACTTTTGACGATGTTTATAACCGTTCTATTGGTTGGCAAACCTACGTGGAAGGTACAGAATTACTTGGTGATAAAGTACCCTTTTCACAAGGCAGCTATACCATTGATGAACCTTATGTTTCAGCACATGCACGTTCTTACTTTGACCAAATTGTTGACCATGTAAATTGGTTCGACTTTTCAGGTGGTAATGCACCATTTGTTATTGAAATGAGTCGGATGCAAAAGTGGGCGCGTCATTTAGACTTAAACACAATCCAGCTTTTAATTCGTGCAGCGCGTGGTCATGTTGAATTTGGCAGTAAACTGCCTAATGATGATGCTTATCTTGGGGTAAGTGGTTATGGTAATACACTTGGCAACCCACCTGTTGATGTAAACGGTCAAAGCGCAGCAGGTAGTGCGATAGAGCAATGTTACCGACCAGAATTAAAACTACCAAACTTTGTTACAGCAGATTCAATTCGTGATTCTGTATTATCTGCTCAAAACTTATTAATGGATAAATCAGATAATGACTTATCGCTAATGACAGGTGGCAGAATAGATGACTGGACACTCTATATTCGTAGAGAGTTATATAATCTTTTAATTAAAGATGCAAAAGCCTTAGATATTACAATTGGTGGCACAGGCTCTTATACATTTAACTCGCTTGGAACATTAAGCGGTTTACGCCTTGAAGTATTAGATATTTTACCAAAAGTGGATGACCCTAATATTGGTAAAATTCCACATAATAGCGCACTACCAGATGCCAATAATCTAAATGACTCATGGATTCTAAATAGAACACCGCCAAGTCACGGCATTAATGGCGTGCAAGGAAAATACTGGACTGAAAACCCTCACACAACAGCAATGTTACTAGTCCACAATCGCCAAGCAATTGATTCATGGGAACCCCTAAAAGGAATCAGAACATTCACTATCGATGTTCAACGAAACCTTTCATGGCTATCAGCATCATACGCATACACAGGCGGAGGTATTCGTAATTATGCAAAAGTTGCTGAAATCTGTTATGCCAAACCACCACGCACACCATACGACATCGGCACTGTGGCTGATGGATACAATGACGCACCATAAGGGTTAAGTTATGCCTCTAGCACTACAACGAACAGGTTTATTCTTGGAGAGCGTAAATATAATGTTGCGCCATATCCAAGAGGATAGCTATTCAACTGCTTTGACATTTGATGAAATAAATCCACCGCCAGCAGGAACTTCTCAAGACGTGCGGGAGGCATACAATATATTGCTTAACACCAGTATTACGGTTCAATCCGAGCCTCACTGGTGGAATACCTTCACAAAAACACTAACACCTGATGTAAACAACAAGATTGCTTTACCATCTAGCACGCTGTCTGTAAAAACACCAACATTGTCGTTAAAAGATGGCTATTTATACGATGATGTAAATGACACAGATGAATTTACGGAAGAACAGACTATCGACTTGATTATGGGAGTTATGTTTATAGATTTAGCAGAGCAAGTAAGAAGGTATATTACCTATCGTGCTGCACAGTTATTTCAACAGCAACGCTTAGGTTCTGGCGAATACGACAAGTTTATACAGAAGGAACTTGAGCGTGCAACGGTAGATTACAATATATATTGCACTAATTATGGTGGTTACAATATTACGAAAAACCCAGATGTACAAGACTTTGCCAACAAGATAGGGATGTGGCATTGCCGTCCTATTTTTAATAGACGAACATAGCTATGTTAGTTAATATAAACATTGATAATCTCTCTGATGGTGTTTCAGAGCAAAGCCCAGAACAACGTTTAACATCTCAAGTTGCCGAGATGTTAAATTGTGTTCCCAGCCCTGTATATGGTGTACAGCGCAGACCTCCATTCACTTGGAAAGCTCGTATTTTAGATACACTAACAACGGATGATTTTTTTAAAGTTATCAATGTTGGTGAAAAGTATTTTTTAATGGTAGTACCCAAATCAACCACCAATTGTTTATTCTACCACCTAGATAAAACACAAGGGATATTAAACACCTATACAAGCTCGTCAGCACCCTATTTTGCCACCACAAACCCAGCAAGAGATATTCGCACAGCAGTTGTAGGAAATACAATATTTGTTGTAAATCGTTCTATTCCCGTTTTACCAACGGATACGGGGACAGAAACGACAAGAAAATCAAATATAGCTACTATTTACATCAGACAAGGTGTGTTTAATATTGAATATAAAGTATTCGTTGAAAACACGCTTGTTGGTCATGTAAAAACCACCGTTACATCAAACCCAACACAATTAAATACGCTAGAAATAGTTGATGCTTTGGTAAATGGCGTACCATACGCAGGGATTGTGCCATTTAAGTTTATAGTCAATGAATTGCCTTTGGTTGGAGCGAATTATACATTTCAAACGAATGGTAATGTGATACAAATATACCGTACAGATAATAGAGTTTTTGATTTTAGGACAGAAGATGGTTATGCTGATAAAGCAATGAACTCATTCTTTGACAAAGTACAATTATTTAGCGACTTACCACCACGCACATTCTATAACAACACAGTGGTACAGATTACGGGTGATGACAAAAAATCAAATGTTGGTTTTTTCATGAAATTCATCACTGATAATGGTCAAAACTTTGGTAGTGGCACTTGGAAAGAGACCGTTGGATGGCATAGCCAATGGGACAACACCCTACCAAATGAAAACCTATTAATGAACGGTATTGATGCTAGCACTATGCCTCATTTAATACAATACGACGATACCGCACCACAAGTTTTCGACACAAGAGTGGGCGACTGGCAGCAAAGAAAAGTCGGAAATGAAATAAGCGCGCCATTCCCATCGTTTTTGACTGAACCAGAATCATGGACTACAGCAGGCGGGGTGCAGCTTGGCAAAAACAGATATATTAATAATGTATTTTTCTATCAAAACCGCTTGGGCTTTCTTAGTGGCGAGCGTGTAATCCTATCAAAAAATGATGATTACTTTGACTTCTTTCCTCATAGCGCATCAACAGTATCAGATATTGACCCTATTGATGTTGAGGTGTCGGATAATAAAATAAATATCCTTTATTATGCTATTCCTTATGGTCAAACTTTGGTCTTGTTTAGCGATAAAAACCAGTTTATTTATGCCAGCAAGATAAACTTATCGCCATCAACCGTAAGAATAGACAAAATATCAAGCTACACAATGAATCCGCTTATTGAGCCTGTGGTAAATGGTGGCATGGTTACATTTGTTGCACCAAACCAACAAAGCCCCAAATTAATACAGTTTGTAATAGACAGCAATCTATCAAATATAAGCTCAGTAGAATTAAATAGTCACGTACCAACTATAATCCCTATCGACTTCCAAGAAGTATGCGTTGGTAAGGATGTTGATTTTACTATTGTGTATAAAAGAGATTCAAAAAAAATACCTGTTTTGAAAACCCTAACTGATAACAATAAAATTGTACAGTCAGCATGGTCACATTGGGAGTTTGAGGGTGATTTAATATTCGCTGATTTTGTTGATGATATTTTGGTGATGTTATTCTTTTATAATAGCTTTCCTATTTTAGGCTGGATTGAATTATCAAATAAAAAAATATTGGAATGCACATCGTATATTGATGACTTTCGCTTTGACAGTTTTACCATACAAAGCCACTTTTTACTGGAATATCTGTACTTCAAGCAAAACAATTCGCCAATGGTTAATGGGCGCACGCAATTATTATACTGCCAAACATTCTCCAATACTGAATACACAAGCGGTTTTAAAGTACGCCTTAATAAAAAAGAAACCACAGGCTTAACCACAGATTATCAATACTCAAGAACAACAACAAGCCAACTAATAACGCATAATAGATTTAGAATTCCAATTCATACATCAGCAGAAAATTTAGAGATTAAATTCTTTGCTGATTTGGCAGATGAGAAGTTTGCTATTCATACATTGAATATTGAAGGCAAATTCAACCCGCGCACAAGAGGGATGTAATGAAACAGTACGCAGTCAGACACAACGTGCATAGTGCTTTATATATAGCTGGTTTAGCTACCACAAAAATGATATTGTATTTATTAGCAGGCGTAATTTTTGCGTTACTTTATGATGTATCAATATTATATAATGATGAAATTAACCCGAATTTCATGGTGAGCAATAATGCAAGAGAATCTATCACCCAATATTCCTGCAATAGTAATACTTTGTTGCTCAATACTTTTATGCTTCATATACGGAACATTAACTAGTATATCGAAAGCGCAAAAATCGCAAGATGCTAGTGTGCGCCTCACGAGCCACATTGCTATTGGCTTACAGGCAGTTGGCTTTGGCTCAATAGGTGTCCTCCTTGTTTACATGTCTATAACATACTTCCAAATCAAGGAGACTCTACCAATTATATTTTTATATATAACAATGCCATTACTACCCAACTATATAATAATGAATCATAAAAAAGCAGTTTTAGACATACTGGGGTTTCTTATAAACAAATTCAAAAAACAACTATAGGTAAATTATGTACACATACTATACAGAAAATTTTAAAGGTGTTGATTTAGACTACTTATTGAAAGTAGAAGATATTACCGATACTGAAAAAGAAGCTTGTGCAATGCGATTCGGCAGGGAAGCGGGTTATACCATGCCTTTGTACGGTACTATAGCAGCAGCATTAAGTGGTAATGGAGTTTGCCTAACATTAGTGGCAACAAAACCAAATATGTCCGCAGGGGTGGCAGCTATTATGGGTGCAGTTCCAACAAATAGCGAATTACCTAAAG